AACTATAGGAACAGCAGTTGCCAACTCTTCAGCTCAAGAGTTAACATATACTCCACCAGTTGACCAAGTTGGATCTGATTCTTTTACCTACACAGTAAACGACAGTTTAGGGAAATCAGGAATAGGAACTGTAAACCTAGCAATAACTAGCCAAGCACCTATAGCTTTAAGCCACACTAACCCTAACGGCGTAGGGAATGCTTTTTTAACAATAACAAAAGCTTCTCTGTTAGCTGGAGCTACTGATGCTGATGGTAACGATGCAAATATTACGTTTAATGGGTTTTCAACAAGATCAGCACAAGCTACTAGCGATAACATTCAAGCAGTAGGCAATGACGCTATAGGTTATCAAGCTCCAACTGGAGTAACCGGTGTAGACTCATTTACTTATACAGTAATTGATGATAATGGTGATATTGGTCAAGGAACTTATACAATCGTTTTAGCTGCGGCTGTTGGTGGTGGCGGTGGTGGTGGGCCAGTAGCGGATCCTAGAGATATAGTTTATATTGACTTACAAACAGAAGCCGCTACATCAGCCCCAATAACCTTAACAAGAAGCAGTTTTTTAGAAGTTTTTTCAGCACCAAGACTAGGCGCAAATGAATCTATTGAGGCAGAAGTTCAAGCTAGAGATGGGGTTTGGGTAAATGTAGGGACTGTAATTGATAGTGATTCAGAATCTGGAATATTGAGAAACGCAAGATTAGTAAGTAGACAATTTAGACTCGTTAAGTCAGCTACCAACCTAACTACAAGAGTGGAATCTAATTAATATGAATAACGTAAAATTTGAATTAGTAGCAGCACCATCTTATACAATGTTTCTACTTGCAGCTTTGCCAGCAATTACAACAGCGGGAACAGGCCATTCAATTGGCGACATTATTACCCTTAACGGCAATGGGGTTGGCTCAGGTTTAAAGATCCACGTTTTAGGTGTTGATGGTTCTGGTGGTGTCACAGGTTATAAGTGGCATAGTGGCGGCTTAGGCTTTGCAAGTAATGAGGTGGCAACACAAGCAAACACTACAGGCTCAGGAATTAACACTGTGCTAACTTTGGGCGCAATAGAAACTACCAATTCTGTGGTTGGCTTTGGCTTTTTTAGTGATCCTTTGACGCAAACGGTTGCAGCGCAAGGGCCAGCCTATGCAACACTTTACAACAGCGCAGGTGTTGAGTTTGCTTTTTCGCAATTTAATCCAGATATACCTGACCTTCACGCTTTAGTTTCTACACCAGCTTCTAACGGATTCGGTAGATTACCCAACATGGCTATATGGGTTGAAGGTGATCTTAATTCATGGCCTTATGGCGACAATGTTATTGTTTACATAAACGGTGTTGGTTATCCTTTTAAAGAAGAATGGATTGGCAACGGTGCGGCTACATGGTCAAATTCTGCGGCATCCGTCCAGCCTGGTTATAGTCGTTTAGAATGGTTCACAGCTCAGGGGCCAGTATCTGAAAGAGGGCCGGTTGCGTTTGAAGGCGATAAAATAGGAATGAGCCTTGCAGTGCCAGAGCGCCAATCATCAAAATCAGTTATCTCACGATCAGTAATTTCACACAACACAGAATCATAAGGAAAGAACAATGGCTTCAGCAATATACATAGCATCAGGAACAGCAGCAGCAACGGGAGCTGATTTTACACTTCAAGCATCAACCTCTCGCTTGTTCTACTGTAAACCGGCATTAGGCTCTAACGAGTCTTTAACTTTAGAAATTAAAAATGTTGACGGAACTTACACTCAGGTAGGCACTCTGGCAAGCTCTGGCAACCAAACAGGGACAGTTACAGCAACAGGTGCTGGGGCAAGTACATTTAGAGTAAGTCGATCTACTGTTAGCCCAGCAAAGACTGTATACTTCGATTGATGATTAAACGACAAAAGAAAAGAAAGCTAACCAAGCAGCAGGACAAGTTCATTGATCTTATGGCCCGTGGTTATCACGAAGGCCGAGATCCTACAAAGATGACTGTAATGGATGCTTTCCGTCTTGCGGGGTATGCACCGGACAACGGTAACGCCTATCGCTTATACAAAGACCTAAAAGATATAATTAAAGAGCGAAGAGATGATCTGGTTGAAGAAAACCAGGTTGCCTCTTTAGCGACTAAGATTATAGAAGATATTATGGTTGATCCAGAGAATCGACCAGAGATTCGTTTAAAAGCGGCTCAAGATATTCTGCACAGAACAGGCCATGATAAGCCTAAAGAACTAAATGTTACACAAACCGTATCAGACCTTTCTGATGCAGAACTTGATGAACAACTATCGGAACTGATTGAATCATCTGCTAATGTCAAACAACTTAAGCAAGGCTGAAAAAGAGAAGCTCCTTCGATTAATGAAGGAGAAAGAAGAGAGGATTCTATTTAATCAAATAGGACAATGGACTCCCTATGGCTGGCAGGAACTACTGTCTAATGCTACAGATGAGAACAATCAGTGTTTGGCAATGGCGGGCAACAGGGTCGGTAAGACTTATACTGGAGCTAGAATTACCGCTTGTCACTTGACGGGTAAGTACCCAGACTGGTGGAAAGGTAAGCGGTTTACCAAGCCTATCAACGCATGGGCAGCGGGTGCTAGTACAGTAACTACACGGGACATCTTGCAAAGAGAATTGCTAGGTGATCCTGTGAATCTATTAATGCGTGGCTCTGGGTCAATACCTAGAGACTGCGTAGTTGATGTGGTTAGAAAGCCACAGATACCTAATGCGGTAGAAAGTATTGTAGTTAAATTCCACAATGCCTTTGGCGTGCATATAGGTGAGTCAGTAATCTCGTTTAAGTCATACGAGATGGGTGAAGAAAAGTTCATGGGTTCTTCGCTTGACTGGATCTGGCTAGATGAGCAGCCAGCACAGAACATCTACACTCAGTGTTTAACTCGAACACTTGATAAGCGTGGGTTCGTTATGATGACGTTCACACCTGAAAGCGGTATGACTCCTGTTATTCAGCAGTTTATGAATGATAGGAAAAAAGGTCAGTTTCTAGTACAAGCTGGTTGGGATGAGGCTCCTCACTTAGATGAAGATGCAAAAGAGCAGATCCTAGCCCAGTACCTCCCTAATGAGCGGGAGATGAGAACTAAAGGCCAGCCGGTATTTGGTAGAGGTATGGTATTTCCTTACTCTCTCGATAAACTTGTGGTCGAAGATTTTACAATACCCACTCACTGGAATAGAATCTGTGGCATAGATTTTGGGTTTGATCACCCTACAGCTATTGTTTGGGGCGCAATAAACCCAGAGAATGGCTGCTTTTACATAGTAGACGAGTACAGAGAATCTCGTCAAACAGCAACGCAACACGCTATAGCGATTAAAGCTAGAGCAGTTCAGCCACCTATAGCTTGGCCGCACGATGGTAACAGAACATTTGATGGCGGGGATTCTATGGCAGTGCAGTACAGACAGGAAGGTGTAAACTTCTTGCCTGAGCACTTCACAAATCCACCAGACTTGTCGCAAAACAAAGGTGACATAAAGATAGCTCCAGGCATTACCGCTATTTCTCAAGCAATGGAGAAAGGGTTATTTAAAGTATTTCAAAGTTGCCAGTATTGGCAGCAAGAGTATGGCTCGTATCACTTTGGCGAGAACGGTAAGATTGTTGATAAAGCAGATGATTTAATGTCAGCAACTAGATACGCATTCCAAAGCCAGCGATGGTCAGAGCCAAGCAAAGATAAATCAAAAAGACAGCGTCCTTGGGAGTCCAAGGAATCTAACAGCAATTACAACTGGGTCACATAATGATCACAAACAAAGATTTACTGAGTACCATTAATTCATATGAAGATAATGTTTCTGATCACATGGATAGCGATGCAGCGCAAACTCGTGCTGATTTACTTGATTACTATCTTGGTGAGTCTTACGGCAACGAAAGGGATGGCTACTCAAGCATTGTTACACGAGAGGTCTACCAGACCGTTGAGAATATTAAAGCAGATATAGCGGAGTTATTTGTAGCTGATGATGAGACTGTACGATTTGAACCAGAAGGTCAAGAGGATGTTGAAGCAGCACAGCAAGCTACTGACTACATTCGCTATGTATTTTATCGCCAAAACGATGGCTTCAGCAATATCATGGATAGTCTTATCGATGGTTTACTACAGCGTCAAGGTATTATTAAGCGCTGGCGAGCTATGGAAGACTCTACAACCAGTCACAACTTTGATGACATATCTGAAGAATCATTCATGCTACTTGATGCTGATCCAGAAGTGGAAATCACTGAGTTTGAAGAATACTTAGACGATCTTACTCAGACAATATATTACTCTGGGAAGATGCTACATACAGTAACTAAAAGCTCTACTCGTATAGAAGTTGTTCCGCCTGAAGAGTTTGGCATTGATCGAAATGCCACTACAGTACAGGAAGCTCGATTTGTTCGTCAGCGTAGTCAGAAATCTAAAAGCGACTTATTAGAAATGGGCTTTAGCGAGTCTAAGATTGACAAAGCGTCAACTTCTTCTGGCTATAACGAATATGACGCTCCTGAGCGTATTGCCCGTAATTTTGATACAGATGATTACGATGGTGATGAAAACCAAATTGCAAACACCTATAACTTGCATGAAGTCTACATTCGCTTAGATCGAAACGAAGACGGATTTGATGAGCTGCTTAAAGTTTGCAGGATTGGTAACACAGTATTAGATGTTGAAGAAGTCGATGAGATTCCTTTTGAAATCTGGACTCCTATCCGTATGCCGCACAAGCTTACAGGTCTTTGCCCAGCGGATGCCGCAGCACCCATCCAGAAGATGAAGAGCACGCTTTGGCGTAACCAGCTAGATAATCAGTACAACTTAAATAACGGTCGCCCTGTGGTCGTAGAGGGCCAGGTAGACCTAGACTCAGTAATGGCAAGCAAGCCTGGAGCGCCTTACCTAGTTAAGCATCCTAATGCTATTTCATTCCCAGGACAGCCTTCGTTTGGCGCTCATACCAACAATATGATGGGTATGGCTGATCAGATGTTAGAAAAGGATGTAGGCTCTACAGATAACGCTATTAGCCCAGATATTCTTAATGGCAACACAGCAGCAGGCGCAGTTAGCCAAGTATTGTCCAAGCGACAAGCTCGTATTCGTTTGATTGCTCGTGAGTACGGTGAATTCTTGCGTAAAGTCTTTATGGGCGTTTATGAGCTAGAGATTGCTCATGCAGATGACAAGTCTATCTTTAGATTGAACAATAAGTTTATAGAAGTTGATCCTCGCACATGGAATGCTCGAAAAGACGTTACAGTCCTAGTTGGTCTAGGTAATGGCTCTAAAACTGAGCAGTTATTCCATATGCAGCAAACTATGCAAGCTCAACAAACAATGGTTCAAGCTGGTGGCTTAGGTGTTACTGTAATGCCGCAGCAGATTGTACAGTTGCAAGAAGATATGGTAAGGCTGTATGATAAGGCAGCATACGGGCGATACTTTACAGATCCAGGCCCAGAGTTTACTGGTCAGCCAGAAGGTCCGTCACCAGAGCAACAAGCGGCTATGCAATCGCAGCAAGTTCAGATGGAAGCTGTTATGGCCCAGATTGAAATTGAGAAAGCTAAGGTCGAGCTTGACAAGGCAGAACTTGAGCTTAAAGAGCAAGAATTTATGCTTGAAGTTAAGAAGCATGAAGATGAGAACGAATTTAAAGTGGCTGAAATAAACCTGGAGGCACGCAGTGAGAGAGCAGTCAAGATTGGTAACTAGTCTACCTAGTGATAAGGCAGAGCTAGATGTAAGAATTCGGGTGGCAACTGCCTCCGCAAGGCTTATAGAAGACGAAGCAATACAGTTTATTTTCCAAGAAATGGAGGATAATTTGTACAAGGCTTTTTCTGGAGCGTCAAGGCCTGATCAGGTTGAGCATATCTGGAGAGAGGTTAAAGTAGTTAAGGCTTTAAAAGAGAATATGGAGTGGTATGCAAACCAACGAGAAAGTCTCGCCAAGCGAGCAAAGTGAAGAATATTTTATCGTGTCTAGCGAGTTAATTAACTGGATGCGAGCAATGGCTTTTACAAAGCTAACAATGAAAGATGTTGAGGGTGCTGTTGATGAGTTGTGGAATTGCCCAACAATTGAACAATACCTAAAACTAAAAGACGAACAAAAACCAAAGATTATTACTTAACAATTGAGGACAACGGGAAACCGACCCTTTGAGGAGATACAAATGTCAGACAATGAGAACAACTCTTCGGAATTCTCTAGTAACGAACCCATTACGCAGGATGCTGGATTAGAAGCAATTTTGGGCATGATCAATCCTAAAGATGATTTAGGAGAAATTGAAAATGAACCTGTAGCTGAAGCGGAGTCTGAAGAAGAATATTCTGAAGAAGAAGTGGACGAAAACTTGGATCAACTAGAAGAAGTTGAAACCGAAGATAGTGATGAAGGCGGAGAAGAAGAACTCTCTGGTGACATCGAGCTTGAAGACGGTGAATATGAATATCTAGTCAATGCACGCGAATTTCTTGTTGAAAATGGTCTTGACGACATTGATAAGATTAAGAGCGGCGTTTTGATGCAGGGTGATTATACACGCAAGACTCAGGCGTTATCTGAAGAGCGAAACACTTTTGAGACAGAGCGAGGAGCATCTCTTGAAGAAACAGCAAAGCTGTTAGAGTATGCACAAGCTATGGTTTACGGGCAAAAACCCACTCACACCACTCAAGAGTTAATAGCTTTAAAGCAATCAGATCCCTACGCTTACGAACAGGCATTAGAGAATCGAGTTCTTTACGAACAAAAAGAACAAGAGATCAATGCTGTAGCCGCTCAAGTAAATGAGCAATACGAAGGTCAACGATTACAAAACTTGCAAGCTGAGTCAGTCAAACAGGCTGAGCTATTAATTCAGTTAGAGCCAAGCTTTAGTGATCAGAAAGTAGCTTCACAGAAAGTAGAAGTTATGACCGAGTACTTTGAAAGCATTGGTGGCAGCAAAGAAATGTTGTCTACCGTCACAGATGCCATTGTACTTAAAGTATTGCACGATGCTGCTATGGCTAGCAACACTAAGAAGCAAGTAGAAGCAACTAAAAAGGCTCCTAAGAAAAAAGCTTCTAAGACTGTTCTAAGAAAAGGCGCGTCAGCGAGTCGAGCACAAAAACAGGCTGCTGCACAATCTAAGAGATTTAAGAATGCCACGCAAAGTGATGGCTCTTTCTCAAGAGATTCTGCGGTAGATTTAATTCTCGATTCTTTTAAATAAATAGGT